CTCAGAGCTAATCATTCGTAGACGGCGGGACTTCATGTCCTTCCACTCTCGATGACTAAGCCCTTTGATTATAAGATCCTTAAGATAGTCTGCGTCCATTTGTAAATCGATGAGGCCCGGAGGGGCTTCACCGTTAGCAAGTGTTCTGCAGGCGCCCTTCATCGCTTCATCTACACGTTGTAAAACGTAATAAAGTGGGTGATGAGGATTCTCAAGGAGTTGACCAGGTAGTTTGCTTCCACTACCTCCCTCCATTAGAAGTATTTGAAGTTTTATCAACTCCGAACACTTCTTTTGGAGATCATCGGTGATGAGAGATGCTCTTGTTAGAAGTATCTCCATCTTGCCTATACCATTCCATGGGTTTTCCCATGAAACGGGGTAAGCATCTTCTGTCGGTTTAAAACCGGATTCAACCTCAGTGATGAGGCGAAACGGCCCGTCAGGATAACTGATGATCGTTTTGAATTTCTCTTGGGCACGCTTTGAAAACGTGTCCCAAAGGACTTTCAAAGGGGATGGAAGCCAGATGGTGCACCCAGTAGATAGAATTTCTACTGTTTCGATTTCTCTTAATTTCATGAGTAATTCGATGAACTTCACTTCAAAGTGTTGCTCAAAGATTTCCTCTAGAAGCTTAGGAGAGATCGGGGTGTAATCCTTTCCGTTGTACAAAATTTGCTTTGCAAATTCTGCACTGAAACCTGTCTTCTGAAGATCAGGAAGAACAGATTTCCCTTGGGATATAGTTACCCCGAGGTCGGAAAGGAGACTTTCGTACCACTGGGCGATATTGCCGTTAGAAATAACGACGTCATCACCCAGGACTACGTAAGAGTCTTCCCATCGTTCACTTGCCCGGTATGCGGCGTACCTGATTAGAAGGTGGTGAGTTATAGCTAGAGCTCCCCAGGATGCGTAAGCACCCATGGGCTGCCCGACACTATAGCATTTCCACTGTTTTGAATTTGGATCCCAAGCAGGAATGCTTAGGGCCCAATTCCAAACATCTAACCAGGTTTGGCCGAATAGAACACCGATCCCAATAGCCTGGTGAACCTTTGGCCAACGGTCCGTTGCGGCAGTTAAGTCGAAACTGTAGCAGGTTTTACCTTCTGCAGTCCAACGTTTTACTGTTTCAACGGCCCGAGATTGTTCAAAGGTTCCATCTTGACGTTGTCTCTTGAGCCAAGAAAACATTGCATTATGCAATGGTTTCAGAAGCTCTTGAATCCAATAGTTCAAGATGTAAACGACACGAGTCTTACCGGCCTTATCCGAAAGGAAGGCTAGTTTGGCTAATGTCATTTGACTAGGCCATTTGGCGGAG